TGGGTTGGTCGCGTGGTGGGCTGGTACTCGACCGAGCAGACCAAGGAGGGCTACGCAGTCGAGAGCAGCGCCCATCGCAACAGCGTGCAGATTTACCCGGCTACGGCATTGGAGGCAGTTGAATGAGCAAGGTATTGGTTGATCGGGAGCTGCTTAAGAGGCTACGCGAATGCCTCAATTACGACCCAGATACTGGCGTTTTCACCTGGATTAAGATCGAAGCAAAAAACAGACGTCCGCTTGGCTCCGTCGCTGGATCGCTCGACAGCTACGGACACCTCTCAATCAAGATTGATGGCAGGCGCTATTTGGCCCATCGGCTGGCCTGGCTGTACATGACAGGCGTGTGGCCTGAAAACATGATCGATCACCGAAACCGCATAAAGACAGATAACCGCTGGGAAAATCTCAGACTGTGTGACAACGGACAAAACAAGATGAACTGCGGCGTCCAGCGGAACAACAAGCTAGGCGTCAGGTGCGTTCACCAAAAGCCGAACGGCAGCTTCATCGTTTCGATAAAGGCCAATGGCAAAACCCATCAGAAAACACTCAAGACACTAGATGAGGCCGCGCACTATGCAAACCAACTTCGTCAGCAGCTGCACGGGGAGTTCTACAGTGGACAATGCTAGACAGCCCGCAGAGGCGGAAGGGGTGAGTAATGCGCGCCTGATGAACACGCTGGCAGAGCTAGCCCGGCGCGCACCGCTTCGCACGCTGCACACGATCTGCGAAACACAGCGCCAAGTCAGCACGGTGAAACTGGAGCGATACCTAGAACCTGTCGGCGACACCCTTGCCGGCTATGCCTTCACCCTGCGGATTGACTTCAACAAGCTCAGCGCCGCCCTGTCAGCCGTGACCGCCGAGCGGGATGCGCTGAAACATGCGCTAGACGTGAAAGAAGAGTTCTACCAAGACGCCTTGCACTCGCACATCGTCTTGGCGCAGCAACGCGACCAGCTCCGCGCCGAGGTCGAGGCGATGCGGAAGGATGCGGAGCGGTATCGGTGGGCTTCCTCTGGAGTGCATGAAGCCGAGACGCTCGTTTCTATCGTGAACTGCCACGGCGGCTATGCCGAGAAGGTTGCAGAGCGGGTTGACGTGTATCGAGAAGCCGCCATGGCTGCGAAGGAGGCGTGATATGTCGTTCGAATTCGATAGAGATATCAGTGAATCAGCAAAGGCGTGGATGAAGCTTCTCGGCAACTTCGGCCCTACAGTTCGAGCCGAAAGCAGAGAGATCAAGGGCGTGACCGTCGATGAGTGCGGCGATCACGTCAAGACCTACTACGACAGCGGCGAGCTGCGCGAACTGGCCAAAGCCTGCATCGAGGTTGCCGACTGGCTTGATCGTCGAGCCGGCACAACCCCCTAACCCCACCCAAACACACAGCCTGCCGGCGAGAGTCGGCAGGGAGGTAGAGACATGTTCGCTGAATCTGAAATGACGGAGATCATGCGCAAGGCCAACGAGGCAGAAACCGCGTATCGCCTTGAGCAATCACGGAAGCTCGACGAGGCCCTGGCATACGCGGCAACGCTCGTCAGCCCGCGCAAGCTTGAGCACATCAAGGAATACATCGCTGATTCCGAGATAACCAGCGACTTCGAGATCACTGATACCCACGGCGGCCACAAGGAAGACTGCACTGGCTATGCGTTCCGATACGCCTACATCGACCAGCGAAACGGATATCTCGGCGACGACTGCAGCGGGGAAATCTGGATTCCGCTGCCAAAAGGCAAGTTTCTGAAATTCCACTTCGCGATGTAGCCGCAGCAGGAGATAGACATGCACATCCGAGATGCAGAGATCGAGTGGTATCGCGCGCACGGGAAATACCCTGACCGAATCACAAAGGAGGGCGTTTGGCCGTTCCATCCCTACGTCATTGGCGACCATTCATGGAACGCAGCAAACCCCGACCGAAAAGAGTTCATCGAAGCGCACATGAGCAGCGGCCTGCCGCCGTGCGACTGCGAAAAGTGCCGCGCTAGGAGATAGACATGCTGCAAACAGACAAGGCGATAGATGCCGGCGTAACGGTGAGGGGGTGAGCATGAGCCTGTGGCAATCATTCAAGCGCCTGCCGGAGCAGGAGCAGAAACGCCAGTTTGAAATCCTCGCCAAGTCCGACATGCAGCGAATCCGCATGGAAGTCTGGATAGAGGAAGAAGGCGAGCGCACGAACGTGTGCGTGAAGAATGTCCTCGGCAAGCGCTGCAGTTACTGCGGCTGCCGGGAATTGGAGGGGTGAGTTATGAAATTGAGCCTTGAGAAATGGGCGGAAGCGAACTTCGATCCGGTGCCGACGCTCAACACGCTACGGCGGTGGGCGCGGGAGGCGAAGATTTTCCCCGCCCCGGTGAAGCACGGGCGCAGCTATTATGTTGAGCCAGACGCACAGTACATCGAGCCAGGCACGCTTGCCGGGCGCATCGCGAGGGATCGACATGGCGCCAAGGCCGCGTAAGACCGGTTCGAAAGACCTGCCGCCGAACCTGTACCGCAAGACGGATAGCAGGAACGGCGTCACCTATTACAGCTACCGTGACCCGCTGTCAGGAAAGTGGTACGGGCTTGGCTCAGACAAGGCGCAGGCCGTGCGGGAGGCTGTGCACGCCAATCATGCCGGCGCCAAGATGCAGCCGGCCCTGGTTGAGCGTATAGCAGGCGCGCCGGCCCGCAGGTTCTCGGAATGGATCGACGAGTACCGCAAGCTCTACGCAGAGCGAGATGTATCTGACCGCAGCAAGGAAACCGTGCGCATGAGGCTGAATCGTCTCAGCGAGGCGCTTGGGCACCATGACGCAGAAAGCATCGGGACGTTTGAGATTGCCGCCTACCTGAAGACCTTCACGGATGAAGGCAAGGCGCAGATGGCGAAGGCAATGCGGTCACTGCTGAGCGACCTGATGCGCGAGGCGATAGCGGCTGGATGGCGGAAGGACAACCCGGTCGAAGTGACGCGGGCCGCGAAGGTGAAGGTCAAGCGCGAAAGGCTGACCCTGGAGCTATGGAAGGCGATCTACGCCGAGGCCAAGCAGCCTTGGTTGAAACGAGCGATGGAGCTTGCGGTACTGACCGGCCAGCGGCGTGACGATATCGCGGCGATGCTGTTCAAGGATGTGTACGACGACCATCTGCACATCATCCAGGCGAAGACCGGCGCACGCCTGCGAATCAGCACGAAGCTGCGTCTGGAATCGCTGGGCCTTGAGTTGGGCGAGGTGGTTAAAGCCTGCCGAGATGCGGTAGTGTCCAAGCATCTCGTGCATCACAGCCGCACCGTGAGCCGCGCGACGCCTGGAATGCCGATCATGCTGGACACGCTGACCAGCGCATTTGCAGCAGCGCGGGACCGCACCGGCATAGAGTTCGGAGCGAGCCCGCCGACCTTCCACGAGATGCGTTCGTTGGCGGCACGCCTGCACGCAGCGGAAGGCCGAGATCCGCAACTGCTGCTCGGACACAAGTCGTCAGCGATGACCGCGCTCTACCGTGACAGCCGGGGCGCCGAGTGGATCGACGTGGCATAATCCGCGACTGAGTTTTGGCGAGATATTGGAGAGGATTTGTAGAGGATGGAAACGCCCTTTAGAATCAGGCACTTACGTCTCTATGGTATCAAAGCCTGCGACACGATGAAAAAGGCTCGTACCTGGCTCGACGAACACGGACTGAATTACGACTTCCACGACTACAAGAGCGTCGGCATCGACCGCGCCCACCTGGAAGCCTGGTGCAATGAACACGGCTGGCAGACCGTACTCAACCGTGCAGGCACCACCTTCCGCAAGCTGGACGACGCTGCAAAGGCCGATCTTGACCAGGCCCGGGCCATCGAGCTGATGTTGGCCCAACCGTCGATGATCAAACGCCCTGTACTCGACCTGGGCGGTAAGACCCTGATTGGCTTCAAGCCCGATCTTTACGCTGCCGAAGTGGCAGCGCCGAACTGATAGCCGCCCACCAGACGGCGCGGCCAACGAAAAAGGATGATCCTATGTCTGCAACCCTATTCAGCCTCGCCTTTGGCGTCGGCACCCAGAACCGCCAAGGCGACTGGCTGGAAGTTTTCTACGCGCAGCCGCTGCTGCAACCGGCCGG